CTGAGTTTTTGATTGAAAACGCTGATAACTTAGCAGGTGCTGCTTTGAATGTAGCTGAAGGTTTAGCTCAGGGTGAAAGTACTGAGAAAGCCTTACTAGGCGGTATTAACAAATATATACGGTCTGGTGGTAATCTAAACGGTTTAGTGCCAGAAGGCGGAGACTTTAGCTTTGACTTTGACTTAGAGATGCCTGCGTGGATGCAGAGTATTGCTGAAACAGCTTCAGATATAAATAAAAACTATGTCAAACCTGCTATTGAACAGGCTGACCAGTTAGTTAGGGAGTTACCAACCACTAAAGAGGATTGGCAGGAAGCTGAGACTTACGTAAATGAAAACGTTATTGACCCTGTGTCTAATGCCGTTAGAGAAACAGGCCGAGATATACGTGAAGCTGTAGACCCTGTATCTAATGCTGTTAGAGAAACAGGTCGAGACATTGAAGAACTTTATGGGCAGGCTGAGGATTGGGTTAAAGAAAACATGCCTGAATTACCTGGCATGCCTAGCTTAGGTTTTCAAGGTGGTCAAATGATAGCCAATGTTCCTAGCATAAGTAACCCTTTGTTAGAGATTGAAAGCCCTGAGTTAACGCAGTATGAGTCATTAGATAACAATTTATTACAACAGTTGAGAATTTAGTTCTTGACTTTTGACTCAAAATATGGTAAAATATAACCTTAAGAAGAACCTAAGGAATTAACAATAATGACATACTTAGAAGTTGTTAACAAAGTACTCATAAGACTTCGTGAGGATACTGTAGACTCTATAGCAGAGTCCGGTTACTCTCAGCTTATTGGAGAGTTTGTCAACGATGCACTCAGTCAAATAGAAGACGCTTGGGATTGGTCTGCCTTAAGAAGCACTGTCACAGCGACAACCCAGGAAGGTATCTTTAATTATATCCTAACGGGCAGTGGTAATAAGAGTAAGATGTTGGATGTCATTAATGATTCCTCTAATTACTTTTTAACCTATAAGACACAATCATGGTTTAACGATAAGTTTCTTAATCAGGACCTTCAACCAGGAAGTCCTAGGAACTATACGTTCAATGGTGTAGATGACAACGGAGATACTACTGTTGATGTCTACCCTGTGCCTGACGGTGCCTACACCCTAAGATTTAACATGGTACTCCGTGGTGGTCAGTTGTCTTCGGACACTGACGTTATTCATGTGCCTACCCTTCCAGTAATACACCTGGCACACGCCATGGCCGTACGTGAACGTGGGGAATCAGGAGCTCAGTCAGCACCTGAGTTATTCTACACGGCTGAACGTACGTTATCCGATGCAATATCTTTAGATGCAATGAAGCATCCAGAAGAAACTATGTTTTATGTGGGGTAACTCATGGCTCAACCTCTCCAGAATATAACCATAGCCGCACCTGCATTCAAAGGTCTAAACACACAGGACAGTCCCTTATCAGGGGACGTCCAGTACGCCTCTGTGGTCGATAATGCTATCATTGATACCTATGGTCGCATAGGCTCTCGAAAGGGCTTAGAAGCTCTTACAGGAAGCGCTACGCCCCTTAATGGGCAATCACCTACAGTTATCCATGAGTATGAAGATGCTAATGGTAACTTAGAAGTCTTGTCTATTGCGGACGGTAAGGTGTTCAAAGGTGTCAGCACGTTAGTTGACATAACTCCCTCAGGCTATACTATCTCAGATGAAAACTTTGCCATTACTAATTTTAACGATAAGGCTTTCTTATTCAACAAAGACCACCAACCGTTAGTCTACGATACAGCTAATGGTCTAGTGGAGATGGTGGCGTCTACAGGTACAGCACCACAGGGCTCTATAGCCATTGGTGGCTTTGGTAGACTATGGGTCGCAGGAACGTCAACAGCTAAGAACACTATATACTGGTCAGACTTACTCATTGGTGAGTCTTGGAATGCAGGTAGTAGCGGTAGTATTGACTTAGACAAAGTATGGCCTGATGGTAATGACTCAGTAACTGCTTTAGCTATATGGAATGGCTTTTTAGTTATCTTTGGTTATAACTCTATAGTTGTCTACCAAGGTGCTGAAGACCCTGCTACGATGGCATTAGCTGACACTATCAATGGTGTAGGCTGTGTAGCTCGGGATACTGTGCAAGCCACAGGTAACGATTTGTTATTCCTATCGGCTCGTGGTGTCATGACGTTAGGTAGGGTTATTCAAGAGAAGTCCAACCCTATTAATGATGTCAGTAAGAATGTACGTGATGAACTAGTAGGCTACTGGAAACAAGAAGAACAACCTATACGTGCTGTATACTCACCTACAGATAGCTTTTATCTACTGTTATTCCCTTCTAACAATCTAATATATTGTTTTGATACTAAAGGTATGTTAGAGAATGGAGCGTTTCGTGTAACAACATGGACAACTCCTGTACACAGATGCTTTGCTATGCGTCAAGATGATACATTGTTGGTAGGTAATACTAACGGTATCAATAGATACACAGGCTATTTAGACAACGGTGAAACTTATGTAATGCGTTACTACAGCAATCCTTTGTCCTTTGGTGACCCTTCGAGAATTAAGTTTCCCAAGAAGATTGTCCCTACTTTAATATCTGAAGGACAGCTAGAGGTGGGTGTTAAGTGGTCTTATGATTTTACCAATGATTTTAAAACGCAAAGATTCACTGTTAACTCACAAGGCTCTTCATACTTTGGAGAGGCTCAGTTTAACGTAGACTCCTTTAGCGCAGGCTCTAGCAGAATTACAGCTAAACGGATAAACACAAGCGGTAGTGGTAATTTGGTGAGTGTTGGACTAGAAAGTACAATCAACGCATCTCCTTTGTCAATCCAAGAATTTAACATACAAGCAACTATAGGACGTACTTACTAATGAGTAACTATACAGTCACGACCAATTTTGCAAACAAAGACGCTCTCCCTTCAGGTAGTTCTGATAAGGTTATCAAGGGTGTTGAGTTTACAGCAGAATTTAATAATATAGCAACAGCAGTCAACAGCAAGGCTGATAGCACTCAGGTATTAACCAATGTGCCTTCAGGGGCTGTGTTCACTGATACCGTTTACACCAAGCCTACCTCAGAGCCTATTAGTTATATCACAGGTTTGCAGACGGCTTTAGACGGTAAAGTAGATGATAGTCAGGTGCTTACTAACGTTCCTTCTGACGCAGTCTTCACAGACACTGTCTATACTAAGCCCACTTCAGAGCCTATTAGCTACATCTCAGGACTTCAGACGGCTTTGGATGGTAAGATAGGGGCTACCAACCCCACAACCACAGGTACTATGATTCACACAGGAAAAAAAGAGTACAGAGATCCATCTCCAGCTACAGGTTATACTTACGTTACTTTTGAAAACATAGGTGGTACTACTACTTACGGCTCAATAGCAAGAAACCTAAGCAGTATTGCGTATAACACTAGCTCTGACTACCGTTTAAAAGAAAACATAGCTCCTGTGGCAAACGCTATAGAGCGTGTCAAAGACCTAAGCCCTTGTCGTTTTAACTTCATAGGCTCAACACACACTGTCGATGGTTTCTTAGCTCACGAGGCTAAAGAGGTTGTACCTGAGAGTGTTACAGGCGACAAAGACGCAGTAGACTCAGAAGGTAATCCAGTGTATCAAGGTATCGACCAAAGTAAGCTAGTCCCCTTGTTAACAGCAGCTTTGCAAGAAGCAATAGCACGTATTGAAGTATTAGAAGGAGGTTTATAATGAGCTTATTAAGTGAAATCCTAGGTGGCGCAGGTACTGCCTACATCACCCAAGAAGGTATTGAAAAGGCTAGAGAGCTACCCGGACAGTTAGCAACAACTGCACAGGATATTGCAGGACGTGTTGGCGAAGCTGCTGAGTTTAGACCTTACACAGTTACTACTGGTACAGGTTCTGCTCAGTTTGACCCTACAGGTATGACACAGCAGTTGAATGCACAAGACCAAGCTACGGTAGATGCACTACGTCAACAGGCTTCACAACAAGCAGGCATGTTAGGTAGTGTAACGCCTGAACAGCTTATGTCTCAAATGCAGGCTCTAAGAGCTCCTGAGCAGGAAAGAGCACAACTAGGACTAGAGAATAGACTAGCGGCTCAAGGACGCTTAGGATTGCAGACAGCGGCTTATGGCGGTGCACCTGAACAGTTAGCTATGCAGAAAGCTATTCAAGAACAACAATCTGCCGATGCTTTAGGTGCTATATCACAGGCTCGTCAGTTACAAGGTATGGATATTCAAAACTTAACAGGCATGTTAGGAGCGGCAGGTATTCCACAGCAACAACTTACAGCGGCTATGCAGCCTAGCTTAACAGGTATGACAATGGCTCAACAGCCTGCACAGCTACAAGCACAAGCTATTTCTAATCTAGGACAGCAACAGTTAGCAGGTATTCCTTCTGCTATGAATGCTGAAGCGCTGTTACGTCAGGCTCAGTTAGAAGGTATGACTAACTTACTAATGCCTCAGATGAATAAAGAGGGTAATTTGGTTGACACTGCTATTGGTACAGCAACTGATGAATTTACTGATTGGTTAAAAGGCCTATTATCATAAGGAGTTTGTAACATGGCAACAGCTAAAGAACAATTATTATCAATGATGAACCCTCAACAGGCTCGTTTACTTGACCAACAAATAAGGTCAAAAGAAGTGGCACAGCGCTCACAAGGCGCAGGTATGCTTTCTGGTTTAGTTCAGGCTTACACTGGTATGGGTGATGTTGCACAGCGTTTAGGCGGTGTTACTCCTATGGGCGCTAATGAAGCAGGTGCTGTACAGGCTCAGCAGGCTCAAGAAGCTAAACAAATGAAAATGGCCGGTATAAAACAGGGAATTACTAAAGTAGCAGGCTCTTCTTTGAAAGCGGCAGACAAGAAGATAATTATAACACAATTGGCTGAAGGTGTTATAGACCCTGCAAATGTTGATGAAATGTTAAGAAATGCACAACAAGGTGTAGCAACTACAGATAAGTTTGTTGATTACATTGGCATGTACGCAGGTAATTTAGATGACTTTGATGCTAATTCAATAACAAAGGCTAATATAGAGTTTAGAAAAGGTAAACAAAAGGATGAAGATGACAGTGATATGTATGTGCGTGTTACTGCTCCTTTAGTTAAAAAGCTATCAGACAACACTAAAGAAAACGCTCAAGAACTTCAAAAAGCTTCTAAAGGTTATGCTAGTTTTGAGGCAAATCTTCCTAGAATGTTAGATGCGCTTGATAACGCTAATGTAGGCTTGACTGGTAACTTTAAGCAGTTCATGGGCAAGGTTATAGAGTCTGTTACAGGTGACTTGGTAGACGTAGATAGCGTAGAAGATAGCGAATTAATAGATAGATTCTTCAACAAAGAAGTACTAGCAGCTGCCGGTTTAATGACAGGTGCGTTAACTAACTATGATATTGAATTCTTGAAGCAAGCTACAGGTACTAGAGAGTTTAGTAGAGAAGGTCTTAAAGAAGCTCTTAAAGATTTATACGTAAATAAGAAAGTGTCTTATGGTACGTACAAAGAGTTTATCGGACTTCCTAATAAAGATAAAGAAGTGTTTGATATTGAAGGGTATCAGCAAAGTGTTTTTGGTAATATCAATCGAGAAGCTTCTAAGTTGTTCGGTATAGACACAAACCAAAGAAAACAGCGTGTCCTTCTTCCAGACCAAGATGGTAAGAATAAGCCTGTTATGTCTTTTCAGGACTTCTTTAACAATAAAAATAATGGAGGGTAGTATATGGAAGACAATATAATACTAGACCTTCCTAATGGTAGTCAGATAGCCGTACCTAAAGATGCAGTAGAAGAAGATGTACGTGAGTACGCTAACTACACAGGCGCTATGACGGCTGACGAATGGAATTCGTACGATACAATTAATAATAGTATGAAAGCTGCACAGGGCTATAGAGCTGTAGATGCTATGCCTAACTTAAACGCTATTCAGAAATATGTAGCTAAAAAGGCTATTGAGTATAATGTAGAGCCTAAAAGAGCGGCTGAGATTCTTCCTCTCGCTGTTCCTTTAATGACCACTGTTGCAGCTGCTCCTTTGTTAGCTGCGGGAGGTACAGGTGCTATAGTGACAGCTTTAGGTCTAGGTGTAGCAGGCGGTGTAGGGGGATTTGCAGGTGAAGTAGCAAAAGATGCTATACAAGATGGTGATATTGACTACGGACAAGCTACTAAGACAGGGGCTACCGAGTTTGCCATTGAAACAGGTATGGGGCTTGTCTCTCCTACTGCTTCTAAAGTATACTCATTTTTTAACAAGAATAAGAGTATATTTAGCATAGCTCCTGATGTTCTAGATGATGCTTTTGAGCTAAGCGTAACACAAGAACTGCATAAGAAATTAGCAGACACCAATACTGGGCTTCTTCCTGACCAAATAGAAGGGAGTCCTTGGTTTCTTAGAGCGGCACAACGTGTAGCTAACTTCGGGTATGGTTCAGATGCTAAGATAGTTAAGGAAGTGGTAGCTCAGGAGAACTATCTAAAAGATCAGGTTACACAGTTATACAAAACGTTACCTGCGACAGCTGATCGTGTAGATGCCGGCAGGGCTGTGGTTTCTTTGGTGGAAGCTACTAGAAAGGCCTCAAGAGAATTCTTTTCAGAAGCTTACGGTGGTCTGGTTGATACGTTTAAGGATGTACCTATAAATGCCAAAGGTGCTAAAGCCTATGCAGCTGCTCGTAAGAAGAGCCTGTTTAGTGGTAGTACAGCTGTAGACCCTGCATTCCTAGAAGCGAAGAAAGGTATTGAGGAGGGTATAGAATCGCTAAATAGACAGCTTGATGTCTTAGAGTCATCTTCCACACCTCTCAAGGCGAATAACTCACGTAAAATACAGGAAGTTAAACGTGAACTGGCTGACAAGACTGCGGAGCTTGCTGAGTTTAAGCAGAAGAACAGAATACCCTTTGCAGAAAGTCAGTTAGTAAAAGTGCTTGACGACTTCCAAGGTATTTCGGATACTACTAGCTTGGAGGATATGTATGGTCTTGTTAAGCGACTGAAAGGTCGTATAAACGATATTAAAGTGGAGAATGGAGATGTACAGCCTTCTTACTTCCCTGCTTTGTTAGATATGCAGGCTAAGTTAGAAGGAACTCTTTTGAAACAAGGAGGAGAAGAATTTTCTTCTCAGTATAATAACATAAATAAACTATACGGGGAAACTAGCGAAGTTATCTATAACGGGGTTATTAATTCATTTGTTAGACAAGGTGAGCCTGAAAAGATTGTAGATGTTATGGCGGCAAGTGGCAGTATAACTCCATATCGACAAATGCAGGAGGTTTTTAAACAGGCTAAGAAGTTTATTAAAGACCCTCAAATCCTTAAAACACTAGATAGTGATATAAAGCTAATAAACGAATCAGTAGCTGCTAACTTACTAACTATAGGTGTTCCTAAAGGTACACGCACTATACTAAATACACTTAAAGATTTTCAAGATAAATTAGGTGATATTAAGTTTAGTGAGAGTTTTAAAGAGGTTATGGATAAGGGGACTAAAAGGAGGGTTGATTTACTACTGAAAGAGTTTGAGATTCTTTCTAGGAACGATGTGGTATCATCAGCTATGTCTTTGTCTGTACCGGCTAACCAAGTAGCAGGTGCTAAAGCCGCTATAAATCCTTCAGGGCCTGTTGACTTTGTTGTAGGTATACTGAAAGCCTTAACTCCTGCTATAACTGCAAGGATAGTTACTGATAGTAAAAGGACTGGTGTTATGTTGACAGCGCTTAAAAATCTTGTAGCTAATCCTGCTAAAGGTGAGGCTAAAAGAGCGTCAACTATTAACATGCAAAGTGTTACAGCTATTTCTGGTATACTATCTCGTATAGCTCAAGAGGAGGAGCAGTCTTTACAAGGAAAGGAAAGGCTTAAACAGGCTGTGGCAGAACTTGAACAGCTAAAAAGACTATAAACTAAAAAGCCTACATAGACCTATTAAGTCTAT